AAAATATTTTACAGGATGTCCCCACATCTCTGAAGACAATTCACTTAAATCTCTATAAGTATCTACAGGTCTCTGTAAATTATAAGGATCATATAGACCGTCTTCACAATCTATAACTATGTTAGCGCATCCACTCATAGACCAAGGATCAGTACAATCTCCACAAAATTGTGGACAACTTTCAATTACTCCATTTTCAGAAAGTAATTCAAAGGTAACGCTCAATAAAGTTATTGTATTGTAATCTCCTAATCTATTAACCTCGGCCTTAACATCTAACCAAAGGGGTTTAGAAGCATCAAAAGTTTGACCTAGTAAATCATTAGGTCCAGTTGCCATGTTAAGTGGTCTAGCTGGGGACATTTGGCCACCATCTGTACTAGAGCCATTCTGAGACCATCTATATGAATAGTCGAAGTGATTATTAGCATCTGGTTTTTTATAAAATGTAATACCTGTTGATGTTATAGGTGCACCTTCTATAATAGTAAATTGAGTTGGACTAAGTAATGTGTCAACAGTTACTGTGTAATTAGAAATAAGAATCTTTTCTCCAGCTACTAAATCTAAGTTTGTATTAATACCTGTAATAGTAGTTTCACCTAAATCCATAGCAAGTAGACCGACTGTATTTGGAGTTGTAACACCAGCGGTTACATTCCATCCAGTGACATTTGTAATACTCTCGTAAGGATCTACGAGCTTGGCGAACATATAATCACCTATTTGATTTGCTGTAAAATTAGTTACCATTAACGGTTAGAGTCTACGACTTATTTTTATTTATATATCTGATTTTTTATCAGTGATTAAAAGCATCTCTGGATTATCAGATTCATATACCTCTACCCTTTGAATAATTGCATTAATTATATTAAAAACCTCAGTTGTATTATTTTCAGATAAGAATAGATCTAGTACTGATAAAAACTTTCTAATTCTAATAACTGTAAAGTGTTCTTCTTCTCCCATTAGTTTAGCCCTTCTTAAGAGCATACTAGCTACTTCAGTTTCATGTTCATTAAATATATCAAATAATCTGATGCTACCTCTCAATGTCTTAGTACTATATTTGATAGTTTTAATTTGATCTACATTAATAATTCTACTATAGCTCGAGTTTTTATTAAGAGTAAATTTGACCCATCTTAAATTGGTCATGGTGTCAAAAATTTGATTTATAAAGTATATTGACGTAGCTTCTTTATGTATCGCAACATCGCTTATAGCTTTAAATCTTGAAATTTCAGATTTAAAAGAAGCATATACGATTCTCTTAAGATCATTAACATCAATAAGTACTTCTGATTCATTTAGTGTTTTTGTGGTAGAAAATCTAGTGATTATTCCCCACAACCTTAAATCAATAGAATTATACTTATGTAAAGTAATATCTATAACTTCTGAAAATGTATCTCTATTTCCTGTAGACATCGACCTGGGTTTCTATTTTTTTCAAATCAGAATAAAGATCTTCTTTTGCGAATAGTTTAAGATCATTAAAATCTCGCATACCTATTTCATTCTTAGTGAGATAGATTTGAACAGCTTGCTCTGTTGGAATATATTTATCTGCTTTATTTTTTGCAGCAGATTTTTTTGTTTTGGTGTAAAACCACCCAGGTACTGATTTAAATCGCTGAGCTACCATTGCCCATGATTCTACAACACTTGCGCCGCTAATACCATTAATATTAAACATCTGAGCGTTAGCTGGATATTTAATGGCCATAAATCTATTGATCATAAAATGATGGCGCTTCTTGTTGTGATTCTTTATTTTTTCGTATTGATTCTTCTTCGTAAACATTATTTTCACGAAGTCGAATAATTTAGTTTCGTCTAGCATATTTATTATATGTTGTTAGGTAAGAAAGTTTACCCTATAAGAGTGTTAAATGCATGTTGATGTGCATCTACTTTTGACATATCATGTAATGCCTCTATTTTATCAGCTAGAGCCATAACCTCTAACTTTATACCATGCGCATTGGCTTCTGCTAATATTTCTTCTATTTGAATATAATCTGTCAGCGTCATATTAAAATAATTTTTTAGTTGGATCCTTTGATATTGTCTTTTTAGTTTTTTTACCTACTAATTTCATAGGCTTTTTCTTTGTAGGTGTATTTTCTTTAGGTATATCTATACCTGCAAACGCATCTGGCCCAAATCCACCTGACTTATCTAACCAATGTGTACCTTCTAGTATTTTATCCATTTCCATAATAGAATCTTTATTATCTATAGCACCTTCCCAATCCTTTTCGATAGAATCGTAAATAGCACGTTGAATTGCATCTGGAATAGTTTTATTATGTAAAAGCATTAAAGCAATGTTAGTTGACAGAGCTACTTTGATGAGCGTGGGTGAGCTATGTCCTACTACGCGATAGATTATATCAGATAACTTATCTTTGTATTCAGAAGAGAACAGGTGATCTATGATAAAGTTATCGTATTCTTTAAGAAACTGATCATATATGGTATCTGCATGTTTCATAGTTAATGAGTAATTACGCATCTTACCAGTCTTCATTTCTTTTTGCCAAGTAACACATGCTGGAATATTATCTGACTTATCTCCAGTAAGAATTTTCTTGAGAATAAACTCGTCGCAGTCTATTTCTTCAATAGAAATTTTATTAGCATTAATCCAACCCATAATGTCACCTTGATAATTATCCCTTAACATAGTTTGTCCACCCATATTAAATAGCATATCATCTGTAGATAAATCTGCAGCAGCCGAAGTTGCCATGTCTTGTTCAAATCCTTTGTATGCATACAACTGTTTTCTAGTATTGTAGTACCATAATGTATGTGCATCATTAGTGTTAGAATAGTTAACTAACTGAATAAGATCTTTATCACCAGACCACACAATACATGATTTACCACGTGCGTTAAGCATTGTAGACCATCCGAAGATGACATCATCTGCTTCTGCACCTTGTATTTGATGTACAGTAACACCTTTTTTGGCAACAATTTTTTGGAATTCTTCGTATACTCCATAAACTGCAGTCCAATCTACGGATGAACTTTGTTTTCTAGTACCTTTGTAATCTGCCTCGGGATATAAATCCTTACGCCATGATTTAGAATCAACTGTTAATACAACGTCATCTACGAACATTTTTAACTTACGCATCTCTGATGCAAAGTCAATGGCCAATTTTCGCATAAATTGAGATTTTTGCTTATCATCACCTAATAGCTGTTCGCCATTCTTTGGTTTAGGTAGAACAAATAATCTACTAAATACAAAATAGTTACCGTCAATCAATAATGTGTGTTTTCCCACTTTCATATCTTTATTTCTTTTATCTACTGCCAATATACTAAAAATAAATGACAATAAAAAATTTATACTAACTTATTTTTAAGAGTTAACAATAGATTGTATTTCATATACACAACTTAACATTGTAATCACTGGATCAATAACATGTACTCTTTGTGCTTGATGTTTAGCAACAGTAATGATAATTTGAGGAATGTGTTTAACATGTTGTAATTTCTCTTGTTGTATATATTCAACAAATTCTTCACCTAATGTTTGTAAAACATCATCTACTTTATTTCCATAATTACTAACAAGTAATTGGTAATTTTTAGCAGGATCAGTCTCGTTAAATACAAGCTCAAATACATCTTTATAAACAGAATTAAACTTCTTAACATCTTCTACTGTAATATTAGAAGTACCTTGAGTTTTATATCCTTGTAATTTATTAAGCGTAGTTCTTAAATCTGGAAAATTACGTCTAACAAATTCTACCAATGCTGGTTTTTCAATTGTCATATCTTCATTTCCACATATCTGATAAACTCTTTTAATATATTTCTTAGTTAATTCAGATTCTTCTTCTTTGTCAAAATCAAAATTAATAACTTCAAATCTTGATAAGATAGGATCCGGAAGTTTATTAATGTAATTACATGTAGCAATAAATCTAGAATTAGATGCAAATGTTTCCATTGTAGCACGCAATGCTTTAAAGAATTGATCTGATACACCATCAACCTCATCGAGTATTACTACCTTAAACATTCCAGGCTTATCCATAATAGAAACAGTTGAACAAAAATCTGTAATTCTGGTACGAATAACATCAACTGAAGTATCTGTAGATGCATTTATATAAAGGTACGGTAATTCAAATTGATTTACAATTGCCTTTGCACATGATGTTTTACCAGTTCCAGGAGAACCTGACAATAACATGTTTTGGACTAATCCATCTTTGAATTTTGCCATTACTCGATCTGGTAAGATCAAATCATCTAAGTTTTTTGGACGATACTTCTCTGTGAAGAGTTGATTTATTGATTGCATATATCTGTGTTTTGGTAATTATACACTCTAAGTGCGTTAAAGTTTCAAAGATAAATATAATATATGGCAATACCACTTAAAATAGTAAGAACCAATGGACCAAACCCTAGAAATAGATACGGGATTATATTGAGTTGTCTTAAGAAACATCATCGCAAATTCTTAATAGAACACAGACACATTAAGAAATGGGCTAAAGATGATCAATTCATAGGATGTATTTTAAGAATGGAAAAAACTACCAATAGATCTGCCAGTAGTTTAAAATTATATTGGGATCATAGTACTAACGAGGTCGTCGATATCGAGACATTACATTTATCGTATAATACAGTGGACTGGATCTGTGCAATAAGCCTAAAACCAATTAAGTCTAAATTTATGAACTTTGATTTGGAAAACTTTGTTCATCCAGAATATTATGAAGTACTCGATGCACCAATGGTAGATAGTCGTATACTTAAATCTTCAATTGAGTTTCGCAAGGAATGTAAAAAACTCCTGCTCGCAGAACGAGAGGAGTTTCTTAAGTTGGCTAAAAAGAACGCTAAGCGCTCTCTTTAATATTACATTAATGCTTTAAATCTATCAGCAACTGACATACCTTCATAAAGCTTAACTTTCTTAGGTAGTTCTTTAGATTCATTTATTAAGTTTTCAAATTCTAATAACTCTGCCTCTAATACAGCTATAAAGTCTGGATCTAAGAATTTAGATTCTTCTGTTTTACTTAGAGTGTCAATTTTATCTTGAATCTTTTTCTTCTTTTCTTCATCATCGGTTTTAGCTAATAAGTCTTTGTATCTTTGGATTTTACCTTCTTTAGAGTTTTTAGCTTCTCTTTCTTCATCTGATAAGTCACTAGATCCTCCGTCTTTTCCAACTTCGGCGTCATCTTTTGGCTTATTACCATCTTCAGTGTCATCAGTAGAAGTGTCATCATCATCTTCTTTAGCTTTAGCAATTGCCGCATCGACATCTGCCAATACTTCATCTGCAGCTTTAATTGAACTAAATTCATCAGCTCCAATAATACTACTACCGCCACCATATTTAGGAATAAAGGTATCTAACGTATAACCGCCTTCTCCTTCTTTAGCCGCATCCATATCTCCACCTGCTAAACCAACAACACTTTTAGTAACTTCTTTACCTGAAATCTTATTAGCAAGCGCAGTGACTGCTTCTAATTCTGCTGCAGCTGCCTTTTTCATTTGTGTAGCTAATTCTTTAGCTTTAGCTAGCGCATCTTCATCACCTGCTCCCTTTGCCTTTGAAAATAAATCACTTACTTCATTTTCTAATATAACCAAACCTTCTGAAATGGTAGCCGCTGTTGTTTTCGCATCATCTATGACTGTTTTAACAGCTTCTCTAGATTTGATAATAGCATCTATTTCTTTTACATAGGCTTGAATACCTTTAAGTTCTGCTACATCTTCTGCACCTAATTCTTCAGCTTTTTTAATTTTATCTTCTATTTCTTTTTGCTTATCTGCAATTTCTTTTAATTCTTTAGCCTTTGCTTTAGCAGCATCTTCTTTACCTTGTTTCTTTGCTATTTCTAAAGCTTGACCTAAAGCGTCTTCTCTAACTTCATTTTTCATTCTAGCCTTTTTAGCTTGATAAGCTTTAGCTAATTCACTATCTTTTGCCATGCCGAGTTCAGCATCTCCTAATTTTGTTTCAAATTCTGAAAGAGCGTTTTTAGCTTTTTCTACCTTCTGTGCAGTTGCTTGCTCAACACCTGCCATTTTATTACTTAACTTTTCCTTTTTCTTAGCTGCAGCTTCTCTTTGTTCTGCTGAAATACCTTTACCTTCTAAGCTTTTAGTAATATCGTCTATGGCCTTTGTTATTTTAGCACTTGCCAATGTAGTTTCATTTTTTTGTGCAGTTGGATCAGCCGCTATTAATAATTTTTTATATTTAGGCAACATCATTGTACTTTTTGCAATAGCAAATTGAGATTTTATGCCTGCCATTAAAGACGCCATCGCATCCTCATTTAACATATAAGATTCTTGTATTTGATCCGATAATTTAGATAGATTAGTTAAAATAGTATCTACGTCTTTAATAACGTCTGCTCTTACTTTTTCGCCTTCTGCTTTTTTAACAGTATCGTCTGATTTAACATTAGTCTTATCAACAGCTACCGAACCTGTTGTGGTCTTAGAAGCGGGTGATGTGTTATTTGAAGCGTCCATTGCAGTTCCTGCGAAATCTTCAAACATCATGATTTTTTTATTAAGTTTCATCATTTATGTGTATTTTTTAAAATGTCTATGGTTTATATATCTTCTTAAATAAGCCTAAAGTTCAAAGCAAAAAAAAGACCCTCAAAAAGAGGGCCTTTTAATATTAAATATTGCTATTCAAAGATTATAGTTTTACACCAGTCACTTCGAATCCAGAATATTGAGTTTCAGGATGGAATCCAGCCTCAACTAAAGCATATCTAGATTTTACAGCTACTTTCGGAGCCATAGTACCTTCTGCGATAGTTTGAACTGATTCAGCCATTAAATATGGCATAAATACTAGTCCTGGAGAATTACCGTCACCTTTTCTACCAACTAAAATATCACCTGATTCAAACGCTTGCGTTGGATCAGTGTAAATGTTGATACCTGCAACTGAACCTAATGGATAGATTGCACCTGCAACTTGGTTAATTGTATTAGCCATTGGGTTAGGTACGAAACCTGCAACACCTTGTAATACTGAAGCAATCTTTGCAGAAACAACTGCGAAGTTACCAGCACCTCTTCTACCTTTATTAGCAATAAAGTTAGCGTGAGCTAAGATAAATGTTAAGATTCTTCTATTGTGATCACCAAAAGTGTTTCCACCAACCATATCATAATCCAAATCTAAAGTCAACATCTCAGCTTCAGCTGGAGATACACCACCTAATCTTCTCATTTCTGCTAAGATGTGTTGGTTAATAGACTGAGTCAATTCGTTAGTTAAAACTGCTTCTACTTGAGCAACAGCGTCAACACCGAATTGTTTAAGATCTTGTACTTGCTCTCTAGTAACTGCAGCAGCAACTTGGAAAGTTTCAGCAGCAACACTTTTAGAGAATAAAGATAGACCCATTAATTTGTCCGGAGTTCTTTCACCAACTTCTCTCGACATTGGCTTAACAGTTGCACCTGTTGCACCTGAGAATCCTGGAATGTGATCTTCTAACGCTTTTACTAATTCAATACCGTTATCTACAGCAGTACCTGCTTCAAATGCAGCTAGTAAAGTACTATCGTGAGCACCTGATTCAGTAACTTCATAGATAGAAAAACCATCAATTCTTGATGTTTTGTCTAATTTAGTAAAGTAGTAACCGTCTACTGCGTCAATAGCAGCAACTGCACCGTCAGCACTTAAAGATTTGATGTAAGTTGGAGCAACACCACCATCTAATCTACCTCCTTCGTATACGAAGTCTAGGTAAGATAAAAGACCCATTGGTCCAGCCATTGGTACAACTGGTACTAAGTCTAGTGCGATAGTTTGTGCAGCAACTTGCATTGCTAAAGGTAATAACGTTGGAGACTTGTCACCAGAACCGTTAGTTCCTACATCAGCACCGTTTCCAACTTGTGAAGGAAAAGATACAGCACCCATACCACCTATATTCATAGATCCTGGGCTATTTGGGTTTAACGCCATCATTTGAGCGTCTTCATAAAGCTTGTGATTGTGACAGTAAGTCGACATCCAAGCTAGCTTTTCTGATTCATTGATTCCTGTTGCTTCCTCAATAATAGGAGCCCAAGTACCTCTGATTTCAGATTCATTAATTAAATTTGCCATTTTGTAAATGTTCTTTTTTTGTTTGTGTTTATAGTTAAACTCGACATGCTTGGGTTTTCTGCTTCTGTCACCCGTTTCGTCGATTATATTATTATATATCTTTTTATTTCTTGAATCTTTTCTTCATAGCGTCAGCGTAGATTCCAGCGTCATATCCAAGCGTTGGCTTGTTTTCTTTTTTGGATTCTGTAACCATTGCTACTTTGTTTAAATCAATCTTAGTTTCTCTAAGATCTCTAGTTTGCCAGAAGTTTCTTACTTGATACTCAGTATTTAAAGTATGATACTTTGATTGTGCAGCAACTTGATTTTGCTTAGCTTCGCTTAAGTTTGTCCATGTTTCTTTATATTCTAGTGGCATAGCCGCTAAGAAAAATGGTTCAGCGTTTTTATTCTCAACGATTAATTGAGATGATTCAATAATAGATGTAATTTCTCTTTCAGTCATAAAACCTCTTTTAGATACTGCTGATCTAACTTCTGTTTTAGCGTCCTCGTTAAGAGCATTGTACTTTTCTATTGTAGATGATGATACAACTCTAAAGAAAGATGGATTTTCATTTTCTTTAATTTGAGCAGTTTCAATCAAATTGTTTAGTTTTGCAGAGATTTCACTTTTATAAGCTTCTAATGGATCTTGTGCTCCATCTTCACCTTCTGCTTCTTCTTCACCTTCACCAGATTCTACTTCGTCAGTATTACCTGTTGGTGGAATTTCTTGATCACTGTTATCTAAATCAGATTCTAAATCTTCAGCTTCTTCTCCAGCTTCATGTGCATCAACGTCGCCTTCTTTAGAATTATCTCCAGCTTCAACTTCTTCACCTTCAATTTCTTCTAAATCTTTTGCACCTTCTTCAGACTCTTCAACTTCTTCAGTTGCTTCTTCACCTTCAGCTTCAACTTCTTCTTCAGCTTCAACTTCTTCTTCAGCTTCAACTTCTTCTTCAGCTTCAACTTCGCCTTCAGCTTCAACTTCGTCTTCTTCATCTACGTGATCTTCTGCATTTTCAACTTCTTCTTCAGTATCTTCTACTTTGTCATCTAGATCTTCAACTTCGCCTTTATCGTTAATGTCGTCTTCAATTTCTTCAGCTTTATCTTCTTCAAGTTCTTCAGCTGCATCGTCTTCGATTTCTTCAACTTCTTTACCGGCTTCTTCACCTTCATCTTCAGTAACTTCTTTAGCACCTTCTTCACCGTCTTCGATTTCATCTTCTAATTCGTCTGAATTATCTTCTGCTCTATCGTCAGCTTTTGCGTACTCTTCTCCGTCGCCGTCAATAACGTCTGGTGTTTCATCAACAGTTTCATCTTCTAATTCTTCAGCGTCTACACCTGCACCATCTTCAACTACTAAGTTTTCGTTGATTGATTCTGCAATGTATTCTGCGTATTCTGAAATAGATTGTAAGTTTTCTCTTAAATATTCTACATAACCTAAAAGATTAGCCGATGAATCAGCGCCTTCGTTATGAGATTCTGCTAAATAGTTAGCGAAATCTTTTACTTTAGTAATAGACTCAGCTAAATGCTCAGAATATTGAATACCTTGATCTACTTTCTCAGCAATGTTCTCAGTATATGATATACCTTGATCTGCTTTCTCAGCAACATGCTCAGAATATTGAATAGATTGGTCTAATTTCTCAGCTAAATAAGTAACATACTCTGATAATGTATTAACGTTATCAGCAATATGATCATTGTGAGATTTAATGTTTTCTACAGTCATGTCTTCACTAGCATCAGCAGCTTTAGCGTCCATTGACTCTTTTATGCCTTTAATTTCTTTTGCCAGATATTCAGAATATCTATTAAAGTCTTCGGCTTTTACGAATTCCTCCATGTTTTTATTTTCTTTTATTTCTATGTTTGTGTTTTGATTTTCAATATTTTCGGTAACATTTGCTTCGCCCATTTCATAAATGTACAAACCATTATCTGTTGTATATCCATAAGATTCATTAACTCTCTTAAGTTCTGCATTTTCAAAACCTGGGTCAGCTACTAGATCGTAAGTGAATAATTGCTTGATTTTTACTTTACCGTTTGATTCGACAGCTCCTGCTGCTCTTGATGAGATTTGTAATGGTACACCAGCATCAACTAATGCTTTAGCTTGTCTACCTGCATCAGTATCTAATAATCTGATTTTACCTCTTACTTCTTTGCTTTCTTTATCATAAAAAAGTTCTTCAACGATGTGTGATACGTTTTTCAATGAAGTATCAAATTGCTGTGGATGATCTAATTCACCTAACAATTTAGAAGATTCAATTTTCTGCTGAAGAGCCTCAATTTGAGGAACATACTCATCTTCAGTGTAGATTCTATTGTTTCTATTTTTTTGATCAATTTGACCAAATACTCCTTCGAGAACATAATCTTTCTCCTCTGATGATGTTACATTCAGAGCCGATGACGACATTTCAACGATTAGCAAATCCTTTGCTTTTTTCATATTTATGGATTTTCTATTTTTAATATATATCCTTTAGTTATTATGTAATTATCTTATTACCTTTAGAGGTCTGCCAGTGGATCATCCTCACCACCTTCTTCACCGTCTCCGCCTTCTTCTTTTTCAGCTTCTTTTTCAGCCTCAGCTTCTTCAGTTTTGACGTCATTGTAATATTTAATAATCACTTCAATTTCACCTTCACCAAATGCATTCTCTCCGTATTGCTCATAGAAATACTTTTTAAATTCTTTCTCTGTAGGATAAGCTGCAATAGCTCCGATAATTTCAACAGCTCCCACTGTTTTTCCAGAATCAAGACTTATATCATCGACATAAACTTTTGATTCCTCGCCCACTCTTGTAGCTGCTTCAATAACTTTATCGAAGTTCTTCTCTTTAGCAAACGCTTCTATTGTTTTAATTACTTTCATAATAATTTATATATTCAATTTATTTTAGATGCCCATTCCATCGTCTTCTGCCTCAGGCTCTTCTGCTTCTTCTCTAGCTTTTGCTGCTTTTGCAGCTTCGTTTGATCTAATTTCATCATCAGACAATTTTAGATATTTTTTAACTAGGTATTCCTGATCGAAGTAATATTCTTCTTCCATTGTTTCTTGATTAGTAGTCATTAAACTATCTCTCATAGATCCAATAAATTCAAGTCTTTTTTCCATGATTTCCATGTGCTTCATTTCAGCAAACATGTTTTCTTCATTGAATCTTAAAGCTACTTGAGTTTTAAACTGTGGATCATCTACAAATTCTGGATATTTTAAACAGATTTGTAAATACAATGGCTTAACTAATATTTCTTGGAATGTAGATCTTAAACGCTTGATAAATTTACCAAACTTAATCTCATCTCTAATCATACCATCGGCTGCAAGGTTAAATTCCCCACCACCATCTTCATATAAGAATCTATTAAATGGAATCTTAGATACATGTTTTAATTTATCTGAGAAATATTTAAGTGCTTCAGTATCATTTAATTCTGGACCTTCACCTCCAAGTGTTTCTATTTCTGGTGAATCGCCGTCTTTAGAAGGTAACCAATATTCTTTACTAAACTGGAGCATTGGTTTACCATCAGTTGAAAGAGAAGCTGAGTCCCAATCGAAATCTACTTGTTCTTTATAAGAATTCATAAGTTGAGAAAGTGATTGCTTCGCTCTTGTTTTAGATTTACCACCAACTGGGATAATAAACTTCATTCTAAATGAAGCATTGGTAACAGACCAGATCACTCTAGTGTGTTCCATAATTCTAAGTAGGTTAAATGCTCTTACTAATCTTTCTAAGTAAGAGACTCTCGATGCTGTTGTAATAGACGAATAAGAGATGTATATGATCTGTGAATCATAAAGTTTTCTTTCTTTTACTGGATCATCTTTATATTGCACCCAAACTTTTTTACCATCGTCGTTATTATATCCTGGGATTAACGTAACAGGATCAAGTTCTTTAAAACCTATAATCTCTTTTTGGTCTGGAGAATAAATTATCTCAAATGATAAGTAACCATCTATTAAGAATTTTCTATAATAATACCATGCTGATTGATCTTCTGTAAAACCAAAGTAGTGATAGATCTGTCTGAAATATCTATTAAGGTCTTTATTTACTTTATCAGATATATCAAGTCCTAAAACTTCAGGTTGAGCGAAGAAATTCTTCTCATCATATACTATAGTTTCATCACAAAGAATATCTAAAATATCTTCGATCTCATCGTTGGTTGAGAATCTTCTTAATTCATCTCTCTTACTTATATAATCTTTATCAAAGAATGGTATGTTCTTCTTAAGATTAATATCGGTCATTGACATCGCTGCAAATGCTCCGTAAATATCGTCGTTGTCGAAACCGAATGGGTTCATTTCCCCATAACCGATCTGGTCCTCCATTGGACCAATGGCTTGTGACTGTCTAAGTACTAAATCATCATAGCGCATACCGAAGCTACTCAAGGTTTTAAGTGCGCTTGAGAGGCTAAACGGTTTTGTATTGACGCTCAATGGCCCGTTTCTTTTTTCTGTAAATCCTGCCATACTTTTAATTTATGTTATGTTTTATATATCTCATTTCTTTAAGTGGTTTCTAAATGCTTCCTGGATCTTATTCAAGTCGCTACCGTTTATGTCTGCAAAGTCTAAAATCGCTATCTTCGCCCAACTTTCATAGGAGACTACTTTTTGATTTGATTTAAGGTTTGGAATATACTGTCTTATTGCAAAATCAAAACCATAATCTTTTAAAAATCTCTTTGCGCCTTCATATGTAAACTTAAGTTCACTTTGTTTTTTTGCATTGTCAGCTGATCCCCCTTTTTTTTGATTTTCTATTTGACCTTTCATTTGCTCATATACAAAATCTAGTAAATCTTCTTTAATTTTAGGAGGTAAAAGGTTTAGGTTAATGCCACAATCGTTTCCAAAATCTGTTGGATCTAATGCTAGAACAACAGGATTAGCATCAAACCATGCGATCCTGTCAATGTGTTTGGGTTTTTTATATTCAAAGACATATATCTTACCTGGTTCAAATGGCCTACGTGTATCTGCAATACTCTTTGTCTTGCCTTTGTCAAACCATTTTTTAGCCTCATTAATAGCTTTATTCATGCTACCGGCATTTTTAGATAATTGTTTTATGTCCTTTTTAATTTGACCCATTATTTAAGTGACTTTTCTGTAAGTACGATAAATCTCCATCCTCGGTTTTCTGACCAAGCCCTGGCGTACTTATATTTATCCATATTCTTAACATACTGTTCTGCTAAAAACTTATATGATTTAATGGCACCTTTGCTTCTTTTTTTAGGAGGCTGTGGTTTTTTTATCTGAGCTTCAGGTTTTATTTCAACTAGAAACTCTTCAAAACCTTCTTCTGTTTTTGTTTTCATATAGAAGTCGGGATAATATTTATGTTCTCTTTTATCAAAAGACCATATATACTTGATCTCAACAGGCTCACTTGCCCACTTAACAACATTATCTTTAGTATCGCACATTATCATGAACTTTCTTTCCCAAGAAGATCTGTATATAATGGGTGTCGGGCCAATATATTTTTCTGGGTTTGTTGGAATAAAATATCCCTGTACAAATCCTGAATTATTAGTTGGCTTGACATTTTTTATTGACATTAGATATTGAACATTCCACCATCTCCGCTAGAATCCTTTGAAGAAATCTTATCCATAGAAAGTGTGTTTTTATATTTTTGTGGGTGTATTTTATTCCAACCTTTCGCATATCCTCTTTTTGCTATCTCTGTAAAATATGCAAATGCGTTGGTATACTTAGGGTTGAAATTACGCCAGTATTTTAGTAAATCTAACATGGCAAATTGTAAACAATCGTCTCTGTCGTCGCTATTTACATATGTTAATTTATTTATTGCTCTTTCTGCAAGTAATATTAACATCTTCTCTGCGGTAGGTGTTAACTTATCTTGATCTTTAGATTCTACTATTGCATTATAAAGATCTTTGTTATTGAGGTAATTCTTTTTTCTAGGCATTTAATTACTTTTAGTTTAAGTTTATACACAAAAAAGCCCATTTGTTTCCAAACGGGCTTCAATTAATAATTTATATATGAGTATTAAACTCCTGCACCTGCTTCTAATGCAACTTTGAATTTCTCAATTCTAAGAGGTTCGTCGTTTGCAAAAACAGTTAATGTGTCGTCTTTTCCAGCTGAAGCATATTCTACTGCATCAACTTTAATAGGATCACCTTCTTTTAAACCTTCTGCTTCTCTAGAAACTGTAGCATCTAGATAACCATCAGAAAGTCCAAGTAATTCTTCGTTTTGTGCATCTGTAAGTTCTTCACTTAATCTAGTGATTTCAGTGTTAATTAAATTATCAGCTGCTTTAATATCTGGAAGATTTCTATCTGCTTCGGCAATTCTACCCTTTTGATCCTTTAAGAAAGCAATCATTTCGTGCATTAGTGAAATCTTATTTCTTTTAGCTTCTCTTCTTTCTGAAAATGATTCTAATAAATCTTCAACTAAATACGTTACATCAGCACCTGTCTGTTCTGCTACGTATTCTATTGCAGTATCTGGTAAAAGTTTACTAAATTTACCAAGGGTCGTAGTTTCATTCATTCTCCAAACATATACGTTATGCCCTGCTTTCATAGTAGTAACAGATATGTTATTAGATTTTGACTCTACTAAGAAATCTAATCTTTTGTAAGATCCGTGGTTTTTACAAGTATTTTCAAATAAACTAAATAACGATTTATCTTGGTATTTGATATAACCTGAAGCCACGATTGTTTCTACTATAGAATTACTGTGATTTAATAACTCAACATTATTTGCAAAATATGTATTTTCGTTAACGTTGTATGTAAACTTTATTCCTCTAGGAGATTTATTCATTGTAGAAAGAAATGCTTCTAAAAGAGCCACTTCATTCTTTGCTTCGTTTAAAGCATCTGCGCTAGATCCTCCTCCTAATTTTACAGTTTTAGTACTTTCTTTTAGAAACGCTAATTTTTCTTGAGCCTCTAGTGTTTTATTAAAGTTATCGAATGCATTTTCGTCTATTGAAGAAACTATGCTTCTTCTATTATAGTCATATATGAAATCAACAGTGGTTTCACTGATGTTAAACATTTTCTGACCAGAAAGTAAATCTGCGAAAGCCGAATTTGATTCATTGAACATACCTATGTGGCTTCCAACTACTTTGAAATTTTGGCCAGCAACATTGAAAACATACCCGTTTGTATGCTCTAATACTGGTGAAATAATGTTTTTATTTAATTTTGCCATCTTGTTTAAGATTTTTTATTTACTTTATATATCATTCTTTTATTCTTCGAATGGTAAGTCACGTCCTGTGACGTTATAATTATCGCCTAACATTGTTCTTTCTTGATCTGTTAGTTTATCTTCTAAGTTTATCGAAGAGTTACCAAGAGTAAACATTCTGTTGCTTTGTTTTCTTCTTCTGGTTATATTAACAACCTCTTCTTTTGTTTCTAGTTTCTCACCAAGTGTTTGATTCTCGTCATCTCCACATAAACCTATTTGAACCCAAGCTGTTCCATTATATTCCCATTTTGCACCTGTTCCATTATCACAATATATGTGACCAATTGGTACACCTGAAATAAATCCATTAGGATCTACATAATCGCCAATTGCACCAAGTGCAAAGTAATCTGTAGTGTATTTTCTAATTTGATCTTCTTCAAAATTAAAGTCAGGGAGAAATGAGTTTATCTCTAGCGAGAATGTTACTTTATGATTACCCTTATCGTCAAAACCATATTCAACTGGTCTTTCTTGTGTGTAATCATCTGGCATCATATATTGAGAGCTTATTCTATAAGTTCCGTCTTCAATATGTCCAGCATCTACATGATAGAAATTAGCCTTATACATTTTTTTAATTAATGCTTCAGTTACTTTAAATAAATCTAACTGGCTAGAAACTAAAATTTCAATATCGACACCGACGACAACTGGAATCATTTGAAATTCTGCAACAAAACCTTCCATAAATCCTTCGTCATTGATCCTGTTATAGTTACCTAAATTTCTTTTATTAACTAGTTTAGAAGGATCTACTGCGAATGAAGTTAGGTTTACAATACCCCTTGGTACTTTATCATAATTTCCATCTGCATATTCTCCATCTGGATCACATCCAATTCCGTTAGCATTAGAAAATAAAAAGGCATCTTTTAAAAAGTTCTCATCACCACTTACCGAGTAAAAAAACGGCACATCAATGATAACTCTATTATCGTTGCTTAATTGTCTTTTAAAACTTAATTTACTATTAAGATCTGCTAATAGACCTATAATAATATGTCTGATAACACTATCGTCTTTGTTGTATTTAAGATTATACGTAGCCACTTAGTTAAATTATATATTTAATAGTTATTCTATATATCATAATATTATTCTATGCTTTCTATAGATAATTTTGAAAAGCCATTTTCTCTGTATATCTGAATCTTTTTATCAAAGATTTCATGTGGCAGTACTGTGTGATTTATGACAAATGTATTTATTTTGTTTTCTTTAATAACTTGATTTAATATCTTAAGAATATTATAGACACCATCATGATCTACTGAAGATAGCAACTCGTCTAAGAACAGCATATTTAGTTGTGGAAATCTTAATTTTAATATCTTAATGATTGCAATGATGATAATAAAATCTGCTTTCTTTCTTTCACCAGTAGATAATGTCATTGGATTAATATCTTCACCTAAGTGATTAATAATACAATTAAACTTTTCATCAAATCTAATATGAAATTGTAAGTGCATGGTTTGAGCCATAGCAGCTATATTAGTATTAAGACCTGGTAAAATAGTTTTAACAGCTAAGTTCTTCACACCATCTTCTCCTAATATTTGTTCTACTACTTCCATAAAACTATAGTCACCATTTAATGTGTCTTTGCTTTTGGATTTAGTGGCTTCTTTTTCTTCAAACTCTGTAATAAGATTTCTTAAATGATCAAAGTCTTTACCACCCGAAGTACTCTTTAATTTCATTAATTCACCTTTAAGGCCTCGCATCGTAACTTTGTGATCTGAAATTTGTCCTTCTAGTTCTAATTTTGATTCTCTTGCACCTGTTACTTTTTCTGATAAAACATCCATCTCTGTTTTAAGAGATTTGATACTGTCCATATTGGTTTTGATATTTTCTTCAAATTCACACTTTTGGTTATCATGCCATTCGGTATCTAATTTGGTTTCACATGTTGGACAATGACCACTTTCATATAGTTTGAGTTTTTTATTTAGATAATCTATTTCTCTTTTAATATCTTTAGCGTCAGAATGTTTATCGTTGTATTGTGTATTAAATGCATTCATTTCACCTTCAGCACTTGTTCGCTCTGCGTCTAATGATTCTACACTAGACTTTAGTGATAATAAATTTGTTTTTAATTCTTCTATTTTTGATTTATTAGCAGTATTTGATTCTTCTAAAAGAGTGTTTAGTCTGCCTCTAACGGAGCCAATAGAATTCATTATTTCATTAAGTTCACTTTCATATGAATCAATGTCCATCTTAACCTGTCTACGCTCGTCCTTTATTTGACGTTGCATATCGTTAAGAATAGAAAAACCAAACATTTTATCGATAATTTGTTTTTTATCTTGATTAGACATCGTTAAAAATGATTTAAAATCATTTACTGATAAAATAATTATGTTTTTAAACACATGATATGGAATACCAAATACTTCTTCTTCTAAATAGTCTTGTACAGATTTTTTACCTGCTTTATCAAATTCAACTCCATTTAATTTAACACTAAATTTATTTGGCATTAAACCTCTTTCTATTTCTATGTGTAGTGCACCACATTTTAAACCTATACGTACATAAAGTTCTTTGTTAATCCTATTTGGTAAATCTGATAATTTAACACCTTCTACTTTACCATAAAGAGCATATATCATGGCGTTAGCAATAGTAGTTTTACCATCACCGTTTTTACCAAGCGTTAAGAATAATTCTGAATTTGTTTTTTCAAAGTCTATTCTCTGTAATTGGTTTCCATAACTTGCGAAGTTCTTAAATTCTATAAAATCTATTCTCATGCTTCAGTATCGTAGTTGTATGCACATTGAGTGTACAATTGTTTTAACTTTGCTTTAAGCTTTTGTTTCATCTC